TTAGTGTTTGGAGGAGGTAACGCCATCTACTTCCCTACTTCATCACAATTGCTACAACCAAAGCTACCACACCAAGTGTACCCACCATAGACATAGCTTCTATTCGCCACATTCTTTTGTCTAGGGTTTCTAGCTTGTCATTGACTGCTTGATATCGGACAGCACACTCTTTTTCATGTGCATCAAGTTCCATTTGTACTTTGAGTTCAGGTTGCATATCTAGTCTCATTTATAAAAAATTAAAATTTATGTTAAATCTTGTTTTTTGATTTGTACAACTTGATGAGCAATGTTTATCATAGCCATCAAACAGTAACAGTCTATTCGCTTTACTTTGAACTTTGTTACCGTCTTCAAACATTGTATATCCATCGCAATCATTAATTCCTAATATACAAGCATGGTGACTAAAAGTTTGGTCAGCATGAAACTCGTGATTTACTATTGTTTCAGTCCTTGTGTATAAATTGCATTTTATTCTTATGACAGATTTAACTATCATATTTGCTTTTGTATTTAATGCCCTTTCTACACTATTCATAATATCAAAATAATGATTACATGTAGGTTGTTGTCCTGCATAAAGAGTATGTGTAAAAAGAAAGTTATTGTTATTAGAAGGTTCGTCTTCTTTTACTGCCGAACTTACACCTTCTAAGTAATACCAATGAAAACTTTCAGACATAATTATATTTGCTATTGTATTAAATTCTTCATCAGGTAAAAAATTGTCAAAGACTTTATATTTCATATTTACTCTTTTGGATACTTGTCTTTAATTGCCTTTATTGTTGACTTCCAACCTTCTAAACCATTGTGATATATGTCATCTAATTGGTCTTCAATTCTTGGAAATTCTCTAGACCTTTTATCTTCATATGTTTCGGCAGGAGCTTGTGCTTCAGCTTCAGCTTCAGCATTTGCTATTGCTTGTTTTTCATTAGCGAAAACAGTCTCAAAACCATACGATGAAATATCACTAATAATAGCATTTGGTCTATTGTCTTTATATTCAATCTCACCACTTGTGCCATCCCATTGTATTGCATGTATATTACTGTCAACTAGATTAACAAAGTTTGTTGAGTCAATGTTTTCACTACCAATAACTATTCTTGCAGTGCCTTCGCTTTCGCCTTCATGTATATATGTTATTTTAGCCATGTTTAATCTCCTTATTGTGCTAAGTAATACCAACCAGTAGCAATATATTTATCATGAGTATAAACTGCATTACCCCTGTGAGTGTGTGTCCATGCTGCAGGAAAAAAACAAACCCTTCCTTTTTTAGGGTGTATCTTAATACCATATTCAAGAAATTCTGTTTCACCTTCACCTTCAGGAATATCATTTAAATATATAGTCCAAGTTAAAATTCTAGTAGATGCTTCATCAGAACCTTGTTCAGGATGCCAAGTATGAAAACCACCTTTTGGTGGTGTCTTTTGAACTTTTATTTTACGACTGTAATAATTATTCATCGGTAATGATGGGTGGTCTGCTTCATACAATCTCAATGCTTTATCTAATATTCTATTTGTTTCAGTAGCTAACTCAAGTGTATCATTTCTGTCTTCATCAAAAAAAAGAGAAAAGTCCTTTCTTTTTGTTGCACCGTATTGTTTTTCGCCATCTTGCAAATGCAAAGAACTATTTTTAAATATTTTTTCATATGCTTCAATCATTCTGCCACAATAATCATCACTTGCAATTTCATCATAAGATTTTATAAATGAGATTTCTTTTATTCTTGCCATATCATTCATTGAGTTATCTTTCTATTGTTTTTAATTTCTAAAACTTTTGAAAGCTCAAGCAAATTTTGGTTAGATTCATTTGCCTTTACCATTTCGTTTCTAAAGGATTCAATAGCGGCTCCTGCTTGTCTTGATTGTGCAGCATTTTCTACTAAAAGCATTGGCAACCACGCTATAGCACAAGCATATTCGTCTACTTCATCGCCTGTATTAGGATTTGTACCTTTCATTTGAACAAACCACGCACATTTAAATTGCTTACATTTTTTAAACCCATTTAAAGGGCAGTTTTCTTCTACTTTTAATTGCACATTAATCCTTATTAGCTATGATAAAATCAACGTATTGAACGTTAATTGATGCAGTAGATGCTCCTACTGCTAAGTTACCTGCAGTAACATTACCAGATAGAGTTGGGCTACCACTTAATGATGGAGAACCTGTCATGTTACCACTTAAGTTATGTCCGTGATTGTGAGAACCACTACTACCAGTGTTGCTACTAACTAGATTTTTCGTAGAATTTCCTGCATTTTCTAAATGTCTGTAGGCGACTGGATGACTAGCCAAACCTGAGTTACCTGCAGGTCTGAACGGACCAACATTATGTGAGTGGGATGGTATTTGGCTTGTAGTTAGTGTTGTATTAGCTATATTACCACTTATACTTACAGCTAAGTTACCAGAAGCTACTGCTAAGTTACCTGCACTAACACTTTGGTTATTCCCCGGAGTACCACTTACAGAACCCCCTGCAACACTTGGAGTTCCTAGTGCTGTTGTAAATGCAGAACTACCACCAGTTCCCACTGTACCTGTTGTCAACCTTATTGCTTTGTTGTTGTGGCTTGTTTGCTTTGTCCAACCAGTAGGTGCAGATGTTTGTTGGAATAACATTGAAGTACCTGAAGGGAATGGTTCAGCGTTGTTTACTGCTGTTGTCACAAACGCTGTAGTAGCTACCTTTGTTGTATTGTCACCTGCTGTTTGTGTTGCTGCTGTTGTAGCAGTGTTAATAGTTCCATTTAAGTCACCACTAAAGGTTGTTGCAGAAGCTGTACCTGTTACGGAAACACCTGTTGCTGTGGTGGCTAGTTTAGGTGAATTGTCATGTCTTAAATCAACTGCACCATCTTCAGTACAATTGATATATGTGTCACCGTTATATGCTTGAAGAAGTAAATTAGTTCCTCTTATATTTAAGCTACCAACTCCAGTATCTAATATATAACTATTTAAACCATCGTGATAAAGTTGTAGGTCAGCACTGTCGCCTAACTTAATGGCATCATTGTCACCCATGTTAAGGTGTGTAGTTAGTGTAGTCTCACCTGTAACGCCAAGAGTACCTGCTACTTGTATGTTCGTATCAAGTTTTGCACTTGTCACGGAGTTAGACGCAAGATGTTCTGCATCAATAGACCCTGCAACGTAGTGTTCAGAATTAATAACATCATCTGCTATTTTTGTTCCATCAATAATGTCTGCGGCTAAATGTACCCTGTCAATTGACCCATCTGTATAATGTTCTGAATCAACTGCATTATCAGCTAACTTTGTTCCATCAATAGCGTCTGCTGCTATCTTGGCAGTTGTAACTTGTAAGTTGCCTATGTGAGCAGTATCAATTGACCCATCTACATAGTGTTCAGAATCAATAGAATCATCAGCTATCTTTGTTCCATCAACAGCATCCGCAGCTATTCCTGCTGTGTCAATCTGTGGTCCTTCACCACTTGTTCCATCATGTGAGTGTCCTGTTGTACCGTTAAACGCTGCCTGTACCGCATCAAACTCGCCGTCAAGATCTGACGCATTGATTACGTTACCATCGGCAATGTTGTTAGCGGTATCATTACGTGTGTAACCTGTACCCATTTTTATCTCCTAGCGTTAGTAGAATACTGCAACGTAGCAGCATCTATTGTAAAAACAGCGTCTGTATTAGCTCCTGTTGTTTCGTATAATATTGACACTGTAAATCCTGAACCTATTGTTTGTACTTCATATGTAGCTTTTTGTTTTACCCCAAACAAAGATGTTCCATAAATACCTGAACCGTATGTTATTGATGCCGCTGCATCGCTTGATAGTATCGAATCAGGCTGAATACTATCGGGTTGGTCAAAATCAAACTTAAGTGAATACTCAAGATCAAAATCACCATTTACATCTAAATATGTTACACCCTTGTATATTGTCTTTCGTACAGTCGGATCGCCCAATGGGATAAACGGAGTGGCAAACGTAGCAGGTATGTCTGTGCCTGCGAACGTATTCCCTTGTTCCATCTGATATACAAATCCATCTGCATTTGCAAAGTAAATTCTTTCTGCGAAACCGTCATACTCACTGTAAGTTACAAAAGCATTTATACCACGTGTATCGTTGAATGCTATGCCAGTTTCTAATTGAGTTGCACCAATCCCTTTTGCTGAATCATTGGTATATGTTGAGTTGTATCCAAATATTCTGTATTGACTTTTTTCACGAATAACTGTACTTGTAAAACCATTTGGACTACTACTTATTAAATCAAGTATCTCAACTTGTATTGTTTTAGATACAGACGCAAGACTAAAGTCACCAAATCTATCTGTAGCAGAG